GGGATTTGCGGATATCGAATGCCGCCTGAACCTCGTCGAAGCCGCCACAGAGCTTTTCGAGGACGGCGGTCATGCGATGGCTTGGTGCATGAAGCGCATCTAAGCCACGCCGAACAACAAAACAGCCCTTCGGGGCTGCTTCTCGTTTCTGTGTTTTTGAGTCGCTGACAGCGGCTTTTTTTGATGGGGGTGATTGCTTGCGGAAACTGACGGACTACAAGCCGACGGAGTTCATGGCAGAGGACGCGCACTATGACAAAGCCGCTGCGGACTATGCTGTGGGATTCATTGAGTGCCTTTGTCATACAAAGGGGACGTGGGCAGGAAAGCCCTTCGAGCTGATTGACTGGCAGGAGCGCATTATCCGAGACATTTTCGGAATTTTGAAGCCGAACGGGTATCGCCAGTTCAACACGGCGTATATCGAGATAGGGAAGAAGAACGGGAAGAGCGAACTCGCGGCCGCCGTTGTACTCCTCCTTTGCTGCGGCGATGGGGAGGAGCGTGCCGAGGTGTATGGATGCGCTGCTGACCGTCAACAGGCGAGCATCGTGTTCGAGGTCGCAGCAGACATGGTGCGGATGTGTCCCGCACTCAGTAAGCGGGTGAAGATCCTCGCTTCCCAGAAGCGGATGGTGTATCTGCCGACAAACAGCTTCTACCAAGTCTTATCTGCAGAAGCATACTCGAAACACGGCTTCAACATTCACGGCGTGGTATTCGACGAACTTCACACGCAGCCGAACCGCAAGCTCTTTGACGTTATGACGAAAGGCTCCGGCGATGCGCGTATGCAGCCGCTTTACTTCCTCATCACAACGGCGGGAACAGATACGCAGTCCATCTGCTACGAGACGCACCAGAAGGCGAAGGACATTCTCGAAGGGCGAAAGATCGACTCTACTTTCTACCCTGTGATCTACGGAGCAAAGGAGGATGAGGACTGGACAGACCCGGAGGTCTGGAAGAGGTCGAATCCGTCCCTCGGTATCACGGTCGGTATCGACAAGGTACAGGCGGCTTGCGATTCGGCACGGCAGAATCCCGCCGAGGAGAACAGCTTCCGTCAACTGCGTCTGAATCAGTGGGTGAAGCAGTCTGTACGGTGGATGCCGATGGACAAATGGGATGCGTGCTCCATGCCCGTGGATGCAGAAGCCCTCAAAGGGCGCGTCTGCTACGGCGGGCTTGATCTTTCGTCCACGATGGACATTACGGCATTTGTTCTGGTGTTCCCGCCAACGGAGGAGGATGAGACGTTTGCCGTCCTTCCGTACTTCTGGATTCCCGAGGAGAATATTGACCTGCGTGTGCGTCGCGACCATGTTCCTTACGATGTATGGGAGAGGCAGGGTTTTCTTATGACCACCGAGGGAAATGTGGTGCATTATGGATTTATCGAGGCGTTCATCGAGAAACTGGGCGAGAAGTACAACATCCGCGAGATTGCCTTTGACCGCTGGGGTGCAGTGCAGATGGTGCAGAACCTTGAGGGAATGGGATTCACCGTCGTACCGTTTGGACAGGGCTTCAAGGATATGAGCCCGCCGACCAAGGAACTGATGAAGCTGACCTTGGAAAAGAAAATAGCGCACGGCGGGCATCCCGTCATGCGCTGGATGGCAGACAACATCTTCATTCGCACCGATCCTGCGGGGAATATCAAGGCAGACAAGGAGAAGTCCACCGAGAAGATTGACGGCGTGATTGCACTCATCATGGCGCTGGATCGTGCGATTCGGTGTGGAAATGATACCTCCGCATCTGTCTATGACGAGCGAGGAATCTTGCTGCTGTGATTCGGGGTCTGAATCAGAGTGCGGCAACTTGGAGTTTCAGTCCAAGCGGCTGCATGAGTTTGAGCAAGGTGTCGATTTTGGGCGTCGTTTTGAAGGATTCGATGCGTGCAACGGAGGACTGCGGCAGACCGCAACGCTGCGCAAGCGTTCTCTGACTGATGCCGAGGGCGGTGCGCCGCTCAATCATCGAAGAAACAATAGCTGCAATTTCTTCAATCTCCTCCATACTTCGACGGCTCTCTGCGTCAATGGATTTTACATGATTCTTGTAATCTTCCCATGTTTTCATTTTCCTCGCTCCTTTTGCTGACGAAGGTAATCGTTTCGTGCTTCTTTTGCACGGGCTAGTTCGCGCGGCGGTGTCTTCATACTTTTCTTCCGAAAGTGGTGCAGCAGAACATATTGACCGTCTGCGTAATAGAAGTAGAAGATCCGGTTGTTTCCGGGGCGAAGTTCCCATATATCATCTTCCAGATATTTTGTGATCTTACTCGGCAATCTCGTTCCGTTGCGTGCCAAAAGATCGATGTAAAAGATGATCTGATCATATTGAATCCGCGCATCTTTGTTCGTCTTGCTTTTTTCACGTAACTCCTCGAGAAAATTCCATACGTCGGATGTCCCGTTTCTTTTCTCATAGAACTCAATTCGATACATATTATACTCCCTCTTAAAGACACTTTGATGATAGCATAAAAGCTATCATTGTGCAAGGAGAATAACATATGAACCTATTCAGCAAACTCTTCCGTTCTCGGGACAAGCCCAGAAATCATATCGGCGGCTTGTCCTTTTTGTTTGGTCAGACGGCGGCAGGAAAGGCAGTCAACGAGCGGACGGCCATGCAGACGACGGCGGTTTCCGGCTGTGGGCGTATCCTCCCCGAATCCACCGCAGGGCTACCTCTTCATGTTTACGCATACAAAGGTCAGGGCAAAGAGCGTGTGCCGGAGCATCCGCTGTATTTCCTGCTCCACGATGCGCCGAATCCCGAGATGACTTCCTTTATATTTCGCGAAACCATGATGAGTCACCTCCTTTTGTGGGGAAATGCCTACGCACAAATTTTGCGGGATGGCAGGGGGCGTGTCCTTGGACTCTATCCGCTCCTCCCGGATAAGATGGAGGTGAGCCGCGACAGTCGGACAGGGGAACTCTACTACACCTACACGAGAAGTACGGAGGAGAATCCGAATTTTGCGGACAAGGGGCAGATTCGTCTGCGACGTGAGGATGTGCTGCATATTCCGGGGCTTGGATTCGACGGACTTGTGGGATATTCACCTATTGCTATGGCAAAGAACGCCATCGGCATCGCTCTGGCAACGGAAGAGTATGGCGCGGCATTCTTCAAGAACGGTGCGCGTCCGGGCGGCGTGCTCGAACATCCGGGTGTCCTCAAAGACCCGTCGAAGCTCCGTGAGAGTTGGCACGCCGTCTACGGCGGCACGATGAACACAGGCAGGATCGCCGTCCTTGAGGAGGGCGTAAAGTATCAGCAGATTGCCATACCGCCCGAGGAGGCACAGTTCCTAGAGACGAGGAAGTTCCAGATTGACGAGATTGCACGGCTCTACCGTGTGCCGCCGCATATGGTCGGGGATTTGGAGAAATCCTCGTTTTCGAACATCGAGCAGCAGTCCTTGGAGTTCGTCAAATACACTTTGAATCCGTGGGTCATGCGATGGGAGCAGTCCCTGCAGAAAGCACTGCTGACGGACAAGGAGCGGAAGGATTACTTCATTCGCTTCAACGTGGACGGTCTTCTGCGCGGAGACTACAAGAGCCGTATGGAGGGATACGCCATCGGGCGGCAGAACGGATGGCTCTCCGCGAACGACATCCGAAGTCTCGAAGATATGAACCCCATCAAATCGGAGGAGGGCGGCGATCTCTATCTCATCAACGGGAATATGACAAAACTGAGGGACGCAGGGCTGTTTGCCGCTAGGCAGAAGGGAGTAAGTGATGAAACGTAAATTTTGGAATTGGGTACGGAACGAAGGAGAGAAGCGAACACTCCTTCTCGATGGTGAAATCTCAGATGAAACATGGTGGGGCGATGAGGTCACGCCTCAGATATTCCGCTCTGAGCTGAATGCCGCCGAGGGAGATATTGACCTCTGGATCAACTCTCCGGGCGGAGACTGCTATGCGGCGGCGCAGATCTACAATATGCTCATGGAGTATAAGGGAAACGTCAATGTCAAGATTGATGGGATTGCGGCTTCTGCTGCATCCGTTGTTGCGATGGCAGGATCAACGGTTGAGATTTCTCCTCTAGGTTTGTTGATGCTACATAATCCCATGACCGTTTCCATCGGAGACACGCACGAGATGGAGCGGACGATCACATTCCTTGCCGAGATCAAGGAGAGCATCATCAATGCCTATGAACTCAAGACGGGGCTGTCCCGTGCGAAGATTTCACGGCTGATGGATGCCGAGACGTGGATGAATGCAAAGAAAGCCGTGGAGCTTGGATTTGCGGATTCCGTTCTCTATGAAAATAGGGAACATCTCACAGGCGAGGGGGGGGGGGGGGGGGGGCTCTCCCCC